TATAAGCATTACCAGTAATTAACAACTGCCAGTACAATGAGTACCCGCCGTTTGCACTTCTAGTTTCGCCTGGATCGTAATAGTTTGCACTTTCTGGATCTAATGAATCAGGTTGTTGATTAAGACTGTCTTGGACAGCAATATAAACCCAACCACTATTTCTAACTACATCACCAGTTTTATAATTTTCTGCGGCATCCCAGGCGCCCTTAAAAGCATAGCCTGTGATTAATAATTCCCAATCGTACAGTCCTTGTAAACTTTCACCTTCGTAGAATACACCTGTTACACTTGGCGCACTACCTAAGTTGTTTGTCATTGATGTGTATGTGTATCCACCGTAACGAACAATGTCACCTGGTTGGTAACTTGTAGCATTATCCCATTCAGCTTCAAATCCTAAACCTGGCATCCAAATATCAAAGTTTGCTTCTGCAAAGCTCGCTAATGAAGTGTGAGCAGTTTTACATCTCCAAACAGTTGGACCGTATTTAACTAGGTCTCCAACTTTATATCTTACGCCAGATGAATCACCGTTGTCTTGCCAGTAGCCTTTATAATCAATACCACTTAGCACAACGTCCCACTTAGTATCATCTTGTTCCAAGCCTAGTGTTGTTGTTGCCGCTGAAGTATGTCCTTCATTACATCTGTAAACAATAGCACCGTATTTTACAACATCATCTACTGTGTAACGTGTACTAGGAGCCCAATCAATTCTAAAATTATTTCCTTTGAATACAACAGTCCATGAAGCTTGGTTTTGTTCTAGTCCTGCTGATATTGAAGATGATGTGTGTTCAGTAACGCATTTGTAAACAACGCCATTGTAACGTACTACATCATTAAATCTATATCTTGTTAGTGGTCCCCATTGTGATCTCCAATCTGGAGTATATGCGTATCCAATAACTTTATCAATGTCATTAGTAATACCGTCAGTGGCACTAGTACCTGATACATGCTCTTCAGTAACACGATAAATTGTAGCATTGTACTTGAATAAATCATTAACTCTATATCTTGTTTCAACAGCCCAGTTACCTTTCCACTGATAACCGTCTCCCATTAGCAACCATTTAGGTGTTGCATAGCCTAGGTCTGTAGTGAAAGAAGTTTGGTCTGATAAGTGGCCTTCCATACAAACATAAGTGTTACCACCATGTCGTACAATATCATCTTTAATGTAAGTTGCACCTGCAAGCCAAACATTTTTCCAAGTATATCTTATTCGTGCTAGATTAAATTCAGCCATTATCCTACGTATCCTGTCGGGTTATTTCCAAACGCTAAATGATCAGCTGATGCATTTTCATCGTATGTATATTTTGTATTAATTCTTAAGACAAGTTCGCCTTCTTCATTTACATAATAATAAATGTTTTTCTCGTCCCAACGCATTTGTTCGTACACTAAGTTATCAAACACTAGTACGTGGTTTGGATTTCTTCCTTCAAAGAAGTCTTCACCTGTTTGGAAGTCAGCAAAGTTACCATCTGGGCCACCTGGTCTGTTCATTTGTATCGCATCTGTAGGCGAAGCAATGTCTACTTTAGCGACAAACAATGCACCATCGTCATCTCTACGAAGTGCGTAAAAATATCTATCGCCTGTTTGCCCCTGTAAAGGTGCTTGTCCTACATATTGTGTCATTATACAATCTCCACGTAACTTAAAATAACATCACAAGCATCATCTTGATCAGCTGTAATTACTACTTCATTATTTCCTGGTAGTACTAATTTCTCACCACCATTAATTGCTCTTAATGCCGCATTAGGCGCAATCATAACATCTTTAATATAATATCCTAATACACTTGTATCGTCTTTTACTTGAATACTAACTCTTACGTTACCATCTAGTAGGTTAGCAACACTCATACCAATAGCAGTAACTTTACTTGCCGCTGGGACTGTTAGTATTGTGATAGGTAATGTCCCTACACTTTTTTCTACTTTATTTTTAAAAAACGTTGCCATATTTTATCTTATCCCATGCTCAAAACTAATTCTAATGCAATATTTTGTGCGTCTGTTTGTGAAACTGATCCCGAACTACCTGCTACTGAATCCCACTGAGTGCTGTCATAAATTTCTAAACGCCCATCAGTTGTATTCCATCTCATCATTCCAATAACTGGAGCAGGGTGTCTTTCAGATCCTGTTCCTACTGGTACAACAAAACCAGCTGTTCCGTCAATTTCAAAGTAGCCTGTTCCTGTACTACTAAACGTTGTTACTGCATTGTTACTAGTGTTATTTATTGTACTTCCACCGATATTAATATTGTCAATTTGTACACCACCAGTGCCGTTTGGTGCTAAAATTAGGTCTGTATTAGCAGTTGTTGTACTAATTGTTTGCCCATCAATACTAATACTATCAACTTGTAGCTTTGCAACATTAAACTCTGTTTGTGTTATTGAAGCAATTTCTGTGCCACCTGCATAAAAACGAATAGTATCATCGTTTGCGCCTGGTGATAATTCTGCTGTAATATACGTGTCTGCATCTAAATCATACACACCTGTTAACACAACCCAGTTGCCATCATAACCTTCAAATTTTGATGTAGTTGTATTATAACGTACCATACCTACTGCTGGTACAGCTGGTCTTTGTGCAGTAGTACCTGCTGGAATTCTTAAAGATCCAGTACCGTCAATATCTACAATACCAGTTGATGGTGCTAGTGTAATATCATTTGCTGAAGCAATTCTGCTTCCTTTTAAAACAAAGTCATCAACAATAACACTACCGTTGCCTGCGTATCTTAATTCTAAATCTGCGTTTGAAACTGTGTTTTGAATTACACCAGTATCAATTTGAATGTCGTCTATATATGCACTTGTAGCATGTATGCTGTTCCAAGTGTCTGCTGTAGTACCTAAGTTATATGTTGCTGTAGTACTTGGTAGTAAATCACTTGTGATACCTGCAACAATGTTGATAGTATCATTTTCGTCATCACCAATAGTAACGTTACCTGCAATAGTAATATCGCCCGATGCAGTAATGTTTCCAGTAACATCTAAGTTACCTGTAATTTGTGCGTTTCCAGTAACGTTTACTTTACCAGAACCGTCTGGTAGAATATCAATATTTGCGTTTGAAACTGTTGTACTGATTACATTAGTATCAAAACGTAAATCGTCGACTTCTAATGTTTTTAATGCTGTAACTTTGTCGGAACCAACAGTAGTAAGGTTAAGTGTATCAGCAATAGTGCTAATAGTGTTGCCGTTAATTCTAACGTCACCTATGTATGCTGTTCCTGAGGATATTAAATCAATTGCACGGCCTGTGCCGTTAATGTCTAAATCGTATTGAGGAGTTGCAGTCTTAATACCAATGCGGGTATTATTGACATCTAAATAAAGTAAATCCGTCTCAAAAGCTAAATCCACGCCGTTACGCAATAGATTGGACTTTAATAGCGGACCAGTAATACGACCTACAGCCACTTTTTTCTCCTAATACGGGGATCCTGTCCCTCTAGCCACCTTACATTGCGGGCTAACCACAGTAATGTCCCACAGCACGGTAATCGGTATCTCTCCTATTACTGGTCTTGTACTATGTTATATGTATTTATCGATTTTAGAATTAACCAAGTGCTAACGTATAGATAAACCCGACTTCTTCCATGTACTCTGTGTTAATAGCATCACCTGCTCCTGACACGTTAGCCCATGTAGTTCCGTCCCAGGTTTCTAAATATCCTAAGGCTGTATTAAATCTTGAAGTTCCAATTGCTTGGCCAGCTGGTCTTGAAGCAACGCCTCCTGTTGGTATTTTAATACCAATAGTTCCGTCGAACTTAATATATCCGTATTGTCCTGTTTTACTTAATAATAAATTATTTGTAGCATGGGTGTTAGTAATAGTATTGCCTGATAGTTTAAAATTACCTGCAATAACGCTACCAGTACCATTTGCTGTTAAATTAATAGCATCGTTAGTTCCTGCTGAACTAATTGTACCGTTGTCAATAGTAATACTATCTTGAGATACAAGTTTATGTGCAGTAAGACCATCAGCATTCATGTTAACATTAGTTGTACCATTAGTATAAAAGTCAAATTGATTACTGTTATTTGCTAATACATATGTTTGCCTGTCAGCACTCCATATACCTTTTAGTGGAGTGTATGCTGTTGAAAATAATTCAAAGAAGTTAGTTGTTGTGTTATATCTAACATCTCTGTAACTACTAGGTCTTTGTGCTTCTGTACCATGTGGAACATTTAATGCTCCTGCGGCACTAATACCTATGCTCGCACCTGGATCAAGTACTAAGTCACCTGATGAAGTTGAAAGTTTACTGCTAGAGAAACGCATATTGTCAACAACAACTGCACCTGTTCCACTAGCACGTATGATTAAGTTGTTACCTGAACTTACAGTAGTAATTACGCCAGTGTCAATTTCAATGTCACCGAATCTTGCTTTACCCGTAGTAACATTATTCCACATCTTAGTAGCACTACCTAAGTTTAGTAGATCTTCAGTTCTTCTAGGTACAATGTCTTGACTAAAGTCAACATTACCAAATGAAACAGTATCACCAGATCCGTCACCAAAGTTAAATGTTCCTCCGGTTGATACATCACCTGCAACTGTAATATTTGTGTCAACTTGTAGATTACCTATTTGTATAACAGGCTTTAAAAAATTAGTTTGTCCAGCACCGTGAGGTGTAAATGTAATATCGCTGTTTGATAAACTACCAATTGCATGGTTGTTAAATGTTAAATTTTCAGTTCTAAGTTCTTCAGCACGGATTAAATTTATTGCATCTAAATTAATATCACCAACTACTGCTCTAGCACCTAGTGTGTTAATTTCAACATTACCACCTGTTAACCGAGTAGCATACGGATCAATAATCTTTATTTGTCCGTTTATCTGTAATAGGTCTGAAGGTGAAGCGGTCCTAACACCAATACGGGTGTTACTAGAACCTATGTGTAGTAGGTCTGTTTCAAATTTAAGATCGGATTGTGTGCGTACTAGGTTTGATGCTAGTAACGGACCTGAAATACGTGCTATTGACATTACTGCCCTCCTATACTATATTTATAGGAATTACTTGTCGAAGTTATGGAAGATTGTTACAGGTTTTCCTGTTGGTACTGCGGCCCCAAATACTACATACCAACCTGTGGCATATCCACTTGGGTTTTGTTCTAAAGTAAAGTTTGTAGTTGGAATTTGTAAAACGTTTTCTACCATTACAAGAATATTTTGTACAGCCGCTGGTGCTGGATTGTAAGTATCGCCGTTGTTTAATGGTCCAAACTTTGTTTCAGAATCGTCACCGTTGCCTGCTGATTGAACAACAATCGCGGCTGGTGCAAATCTACGAACAGGTGCCCATGATCCAGCTTCGTAACTTTCAAATACATTAGTAGTAGTATTGTAACGCATCATTCCGTTAACCGGACTTGATGGCTGTTGTGCTGTTGTACCCGACGGAACCATAACAGCATTAGTACTGTCAAGAGTAACTAGTCCGTTAATGTCTCTACGAATATCTTTGTTTCCGTATATACCTCTAGCATTTGTACTTTGTGCTTTTAAAAAACGCATATTACACTTCCAAATAACTAACGGTTACACTTAAATTTAACGGTGCTTGACTTAGTAACGTAACTTTGTCACCATCTGATAATATAACTTTTTCACTATCGAATGAAAATGTTTCGCCACCTGGTACAGGCATTTCTTTAACTACCATGTTAGTGTTGCTTTTAGGAGCTCCACTTTGTACAAAGTGCAAATCAAATGATGTATCATTAGTTCCTGCCGCATCATAAGCCGCTGTATTACATACCATAATAGTTGTAATTGCCCATGACTTTCCTGCAGGTACCGTTAGTGCTACTGTGTCTGTTGCGCCGATTGTTGTTTGTGCTATTGCCATTTTTGCTTCCTTAAAAAATCATACTTAAAAGTAATGATCTATTTTTACTTACTAATTCGTCTTGAACGCTACTACTATTTACGTAATATAATCCTGTTTTACCAACTCCTGGTGTTTTAACATAAAGTTTTAAGCCGTCTGCTGGTACTGAAGGATCTACACTTGCATCATCTGGACTAGGTGTAGGTAGTATTTGTAACTGGTCATCAATAACTACTGAGCCTGATCCTGGTGCTGATAGTATAAGGTCTGCACTACTTACTGTAGTTTCTATTGTCGAACCTGTAATTCTTAAATCGTGTAATTCTGTTCTGTTCGCAAAGTATGTAACATTATTAACATCATCTACACTAATTTTAAAGTTACTTGGTAAGCCTGTTGTTTCAAAGTCTTCTACTTCAATTTGTGTTAGACTCGCTGAGCCCGTTCTTAATCTTGTAAAGTTTGCCGCGGCAACCTGGTTTGAAACCACTACGTCAACATACGCTTTGTTTGGTATGTCATCATCGTCAGTAACTTGGTCTTCATAGTTGTTAGTACCACTAACACTAATGACTCCTGTTCCTGCGTTAATTAAAAATAAATCTCCGCCACCAGTTGCAATACTTCTAACGTTCAACCCAATGTTTCCACCAGCTTCATCAATTAGTGTAAATGCACCAGTCTTAATTGTTTGCGATACCGGATCATTCCATGTAATTGTTTCATCAAATAATATTTGTGTATCTGGTAAACTTCCTCTTTCAATCCTAATACCTGATTGGTTAAGAGTAATTCCTGCACCTGCTTCACCTGCGTTAAGAACAATAATGTTATCGTTAATACTTAAATTTGTACTTGTAACATTTGTCTGGGCACCATTAACAACCAAATCACCTGTTAGGTATAATTGGCCAATCTGGTTTCCAGTATCAATAGTAAGTGTACCACCACTTGCTACTTTTATTGTATAATCACCATCTGTTACTAACTGTTTCATTTATAATTCCCTAGAGCAAACAATGTAGGGGATTGCTCCCCCACACTATAAGTTTTTTTACGATGCTTGTGCGTCAACAACAATGTTGCCTGCGCCAACCGCCGCTACTGTTACAACACCACCTGATGTATATCCAGTAAATGCTCCACCGTCAATACCAGTTAGTGCAAACGTATTTGTTGCAGTACTTGCTACTGTGTATGCAGTTTCGATGTTAAGCTCAACCATACCAACTACTTTTGATATAGATACTTTAGTACCGTTTGCAAGTCCGTGATCACTAGATGTAATAACAACTGGATTAGCCGCTGTTGCACCTGTAATTACTTTTTCAACTGCTGTCGATGCGCCTGCTGTGTTACGTAACCACTTGTGTTTCGTTGCACCTTCAAGCTGAACTTTTCTGTTGTAAAGTTTAGTAACTTGCTTAGTTACACCATCACTATCAGTAACGTTGATGCAAAATTCACTTGCACCTAAAGCACCGATTGATTTGTTAACTAGTGTACAAACTTCAGTTTTAGTTCCATCAGTAACGTTAAACTTGTTAGTTGAGCGTTGTGAAATAATATGCGACTCTGCCGCAGTAATTTCTCCGCCTGCCGCAAACTTAACCGCAGTTACTTGGATTTTACCTGCACCGTCTCCGATGTGTTTTTTATTAATTGGTCTTCCCATTTTGTTTTCTCCTTTTGACGTTCTAGGTCTACGAGGATGGTATTCCCCATAAGTCCGCCGTGATAATCGCGGCTCGCTTTAATAGACACAAGTATTTATCAGTTTACGCAATTCGAACAGTAAGGGAGATAAAATCACGAACCCATTCAAACTTTGTTTCTAATACTTCGAATAGTTGGCCGTTTAGACTTGTTTTAGCTAGGCTGTAGCTTGTCTTTCCTATGTGGGAGTAGTAATGCTTGTCTAATCCGTATCTTGCTCCGTAAGACGGAAATACGCTTGTGACAAACAAACAAGTGTCACCTAACTCTTTTGCTGTTAATCTATAAGGTCTTTTTAATCTGTGTAATGATTGTGCAAAACTATCATATGGAAGGAAATCTGGTTTGTCTAATTTATCTGCAAGAAGCATTACTACATACGCTTCAACTTCTATAGGAAGTTCAAACCCTGTTGTTGACTGAGTTTCTTTTACCAAGTCGTAAAAGACAGTTGTGTACTCATCCTTCATACAGTATTTACCAGAAAATTAAGCCACAAAAAAAACGACTGTAAAGTCGTTTGTTAGAAGTTGTTATATGTATTTAGTTGGTCACAAAAAAAGAGCTATATAATAGCCCTTTTTAAGAGTCTAAATTTGATCAATACTTAGACTGCTCCTTTGTTGTGTGCTACTCACTACTGAGTAATATAACTTAAAGTATATATTCTAAGCTATGTATATACTATAACATATATAATAATACTTGTCAACCTTTTTGTTAAAAAAAAGTCGTAAAAAAAGGGCGACAAATAAATGCCGCCCTTCCTAATACTCTATTTAAGACTATGTCTTAAGAGAATGTTACGCCTGCGATAGTAACAGTACCTAAGTAGTCTGCCGCATTACCTAGAGACGATGCTGTGTTTGATAACTCAACATATCCGTATCTAGTCATAAAGCTAACTACTGGCTCAAAACTATCTGGATCAAGCACAACGCCACTACTCATCAATGGAATGTATGGGCAGTAAAACGCTGGTGCGTCTGATTCAGAAGAACCTTTGTAACCAACTAGTACTGATGTAGCGTCACCCGCATATGAATCAACATATACTTTCATTGCACTATTCAAAGTACCAACCATCTTAGTGTTAGTTGGTGCTTCAAAAGAACCCTCAGTTGTTCTTGCGAACGCTGAAGTTGTTGCAGATTGAAGTACAGTTAATGCATGTGGACTAACCACTGCATAGTTACCAGCACCACGACGTGTACGCTGAGCAATAGTATTTGCAACGCGGTTGATCATAACAGCTAAAGCCGCATGTTCGTCACCTACGAAAGTTGCAGTACCACTAACAGCAGTCTGGTCGTATGCCTGTTGGTTTGTAGTTCCAGCTAAAGCACGTAAAGAAGCTAATACTTCTTGATCGATCTCAGCAGTAATTTCTTGGGCCAAAGCCGCCATAATTTCTGCTTCAATATCGATGCCTTGTTGTGCTTGAGCATCTTGAGCCGCTTCAAAAGTCCAGCGAGCTGATAGCTTTCTGGTTTTTGCTTCGACTGTTTGCTTTAAGATCTGGATTGACAATCTCTTGCCAGCCGCACCTTCAAGAGCCGCTGTTGCAGATCCTTTTGGTGTTGCATCTGTAGCATTACCGGAGTAAGCTGATGCGATCTTAAATGGTGAAAGTGCTTCTTCACCTACTTCGTTACCATCAGATGAATCTGAGTAACGTACTCTTAATGTGTGGATTTGACCCACGGGACCTGTCATAGGCTGTACACCGACTAATTCGTTGGCGATAACAGTTGGCATGACACGTCTGATTACTGGTAGGATAACTCTATTTAGAGTTGCAACATTACCTGCGGAAGTTCCGCCGGCTGTAGCAGTCTCATTCAACCACTTGCGTGTGTTTTCAAGAGTGCTTGCCATTGTTGCTTTCTTATTGCCTTGAAGGCCTTCTAAAAGTGCAACTTTGGTATCCTGCCAGCGACTTTCTAGTAGTTCTGACATTATTTTCTCCTTATTTCAATCCTGCAAGTCGTCTAATGTCAACAATATTATTTGTTGATTCGACGCTTACACTACTAACGTTAGTTTTTCTATTGCCTGTAATCTCTTTTGCCTCTGACTCTGTTAATCTCGCCTTCTTCTTCTCCGGAGTCTTCCCGTCAATAACGGCAGTAATATACTTATCAAACGAATTTTTCAATTTGTCTGTTTGTACACTTTCCAGTAAGTCATTCATAATCTCACGTTGGTCCTTACTTAAAGGCCCAGTTAATTCGGACATTACGTCTTTTCTCTTAGTCGCTTCTACAAGTTTTGCAATCTCTGCATTCTTTGTAGCGATAATTTTCTTAGCTTGTTCAGCTACAGCTTTTGCTTCTCCAACTGTTTTGTCTTTCAACGCAACAACCTTCATTAGCTTAGATGTTTCTGATTTTTCATTTAAGTATGAATTAGTATACTCATTTGCAAACGTTTCGAAAATCTTGCGACCAAAATCGTTTTTACGTGCTGAATCAATATCATCTTTCAGTGCAGTAATTTCCTTTTTAAGGCCCTTACTTACTGTTTCAGTTACTAGTTCTGCACTTCTCTTAACAAAGGTAGTTTTAACTTTTGTTAAGTGATCTTTAGCTTCACGTACAAGGCGTACCTTGGTTTCGGCTAAGTCTTTCTTGTCTTGATGGAACTCTGCAATTTCTTTTGACAAAGCTTCTACTACAAACTCTTCAAGTGCACCAAATTTCTCTGATACAACTTTTTGATCCTCATGTAGTTCTCCAACTTCCTTCGTTAACTGATTTAGTACAAAGCCCTTTAACAAATCTGCGTTTTCACGCATTGCAACAGCGTATTTTGCTCTTGCCTCTGCTAGTGCTTTTCTATCTTCAGTAAATTCGGAAATTTCTTCGCTTAGTTTATCGTTGACTAAACTGTCAACAGCTTCTACCATATGAGCTTTATCTATCTCATACTTTGAAGCAAACTCTTCGCGAAGCTCGGCAGTGACAGTAAGTTTATTTTCATTAACTTGCTTGTCCCATGCTTCTTGGATGTCAGCTTTAATCTCTTCAGAAAGAACATTGTTCTCAAAAAGTGATTTTAGTGCTTCCAACATTATGGTCTCCTATTACCTTAGACCCTTGATGATATTCACCAAAGATTCTTTTAAATATTTTTGTGCCTTCGCATCGCCTGATACTTCACGTGCTATTTCAAGTGCCTTATACCCCCCACGGGAATTTAGTAAATGCTCGTATATGGGAGTTGGGTATGCACCCGGAGCACTTGGTTGTGCTACGCAATCAACTGTAATGATCTCGTAATCACTTACTTCGCCGTCACCGTTTTCTGAAACGTTACCGGAACCACGCGATGAAACACCTAGTTTTACGCCTGCTTCAAGCATCGTTTGTACTAGTTGTCCCATTGGCGTAGGTAATACTTTTAACTTTCCGTAACCGTTTGGTCCATCCATCCACATCTCTGTGATCATATGGCTTACGCGGTCTAAGTTAATGTTAAGTCCTTCTGGGTGATCAACTTCTCCAAGAACACTATATCCTCCAGTAATTTGATCGTTGAGAGTTTTGACAGCTCTACCTATCTCAGTAACAGGGTAAACTCGCTGGTTAGCATTCTTTACACCGCCTTGGATGCAAATACCTTTTAAATAAAGATCTTTGCCGCCTTTCTGGTTCTCAGTAGTCTCGACGACCATATTTGCTTGGTCGAATGTCAATGTCTCAGTTAGATTGAACACTTATAAGTTCCTTAACAATTATTTACCAACAACACTTTTGCTGTCAGTACCTGATTCGCCTGCGCCTTTTTTCTCTGCGCCATGGCCTTTTGAGTTAGCACTCATTGACTTTGAAGCTTTTCCGCCTGGTACGTTAACGTTCCCTGCATTATCTTCTTTAGGTCCAGAAGCTTTTCCGCCCTTTTCCTCAGATGAACCTTTAGCAATATTTGCTGTTGTTCCACCCATGTCATTTTTGCCAGCTACTGGAGATTTGGTGTTATCACCATTGTCGCCCATATTAGCTGTCACTTTTTCAACATATTCACGCATTTGTGAATTTGCATCTTTTGCGCCTTCATAACGCACTGGTGCTACTTCAAGATCGGCTTGTGGAGCAAATGCTTCCTCAGCCTCTTCCTCATCACCTTCGTCTCCAGCATCCATTGGCATTTCCATGTCATCTTCGCCTTCGTCGTCACCTTCTTTGTCGTCACTCATCATGGCGTCAAATTCAGCTTTTAGGTCATCGAAAGTATCTTCTAAATCAGTAACGCGGTCTTCAATGTCCTCGTCATCTGACTCTTCACCTTCTTCGCCGTCTGTATCAGCGGCAATGTCAGCCATCATATCATCAGCGGCATCGCCACCCATGTCATCATCAGCTTCTGGTGTAATTTGATCTACAAAGTTTTCTTCAACTTCTTCGTCTGTAGCTTCGTCAACTTCTTCATCAGTAGATTCATCTAAGTCTTCGTCTGACTCATCTACTTCTTCATCGTTTGCTTCATCTACTTCTTCATCAGTTGTTTCATCAACTTCTTCGTCTGTTGCTTCGTCTACTTCAACTTCTTCAACATCGTCTTTTAGTAAATTTTCGTATATATCGCGTGATTTTTCAACCACAATCTCGTGAAACAGGTCTTCTGCACCTGCTCTGTCTTCGGCAATTAGCTTTTCAAGCATTGCTTCAAATTTATTCGTATTAGCCATTTTATTATCTCCTCCTGTTGTTTAGATATGATAAGCTGTCAATTGTATTTATGGTTTTTGATTAAAAGGGGGGTTAAACCGGACAAAACGAGCCGGTTTTACATTAAGATTATAAATCCATGAACTTTTCCATGAATTCCTTGGTTGTCATATGCGACAAGTTACCTAATGGGCGTAAGTTGTCTGGACAGTAGTCATCTTTGTTCTCAACTACTCTTATATATCTCTTTTGCACGTTTTTTTGAATTATGATACCTGTTTGTCTAGACCAATTCCCATGGTATGTTGCAACTTCTGTACTTCTTTTATAATTTTCAGTGTCTGCGTACAAGTTATTAATCTTTCCTTCTGTACCTTCAAAATCAAACCCTAGTATGTATATCTGATCATGTGTATGTTCTGTAGTGTTTGTAGCTAACCATAATGCAGTTGGTCCGCTTGACCAGCCTAATGGAGTTGCAAAGTAGTTAAATTTATGAAATTTCTCAAATAATTTGTTTGGATTAGTCCATACGCTATTATCTATTTGGTACTGTGATCTGTTTATCTCTGTAACCATCTTAGTATCTACTGCAACTAGATAGTCAGGATTTACGCCTTCTCTATAAACTGCG